TGTTGTCCTTCATCCGCTTAGTCTCGTCGGACGTGTACTCGCCGTGGTACTGACGAAGATCTGCAAGCCAGCGAGTCTCGATCATCTGACGTGCGGACACCTGCTCTTGTGCCAGGCGATCGAGCTTGGACCCCAGCATGTTCAGGTTTTCTTCTTGCCGGACCTGTTCCGCGTCTTGACCTTCCGAATCGTCCGGTGTCGCCTGGTCGTATTGCATAATCAGTATCCTGCGGTCGAGTCGCCCGGTAAGTAGTTGTTAATGGACTGCTGGGCTGGGCGGGTGACAGCGAGTGAAATCTTCATGACCCCGTAGCGCAGGGCGTCCATTAAGTGGTCGTTCTCTTTCACAATCCGGCCCTTTTCATCGCGCCGGTACAGGCGGATCTCGCTCAACGTGTTCTGTAACGTGCTAAGTATCTTGAGTCGCCCAGTGGATAGGCGGTCTAGCACTTCCATTAGCCCCGCTTCCACGGCCTTGTTCGCTTTGTGAAGGATCAGGCCATCGTCTTCGTACAGCTTCCACAGCGTTTTACCGTCAATCTGTGAGCGGCCTCGGGCGGCAGTATCGATAGCGCCGGGTATCCAATCGCCTCGTAAGCGAATGCCTTTTGCGTGAATAGCGGCCTCCGCATACCCCCGGTAATGCTCCGAATAGGCGTAAATAATGTCCGTGTCGCGGTCGTGTGCCAGCCAGATCGCGGCCGTTTTCTTCCAGCCCACGTCAAAGCCATAAAGGCGCGGGAACCAGGCGGGGATTTGAAAGGGATCAATTACGAAGTCTTCTTCGGGCACTGGGTAGATTGCGCCCGATCCCAGGCTGGGGTTGCCGTTCATTCGTGCGTCGAGCTGATGTGGGCTGATGCTCTTAGCCATATCGTCGATGTCTTTCTGCTTGATGTGTGGTACGTGAGTCCAGCCTGCCTGAACGACGTATCGGCTCAATTACCCACCAGGAATTTCGCGCCCGCCACGTTCATCTCATCGCCGGTTCTGGCCTTCGGGTACATCTGCCGGGCGATGCCAAGGGAATCATGCCCTGCTTGATGTTCTTTTCAGCGACCATAGCGGCGATTTTGTCCCTTACCAAAGGGTTGCAGCTCTCCGCCGGCGCGCTGACTTTCGTTTCTGGGCGCTGGATCGTGTTCATAAAGGCACCTGTTCGTGTTTGGCTTCCAGAAAATCGACAACCAACGGCGTTAAGCCAGACAGTGGCGTGAAGGTCATTATTACCAGCCCTCGTGTGGTCATCGTTCGTATTAGAGCCTCGTCGTACACGTCTTTGGGCACTTCTTCGTCCATCCACACAAAGTCTTGCTCTGTGCCTTGGAAGATTTTCCGGCCCTGCTCGTAGCTGCGTAACATCAAACGACTGGTTCCGCCACTGATGTGCTCGACGGTAATTCCTTCGTAAAGATTGGCAACGCCTCGCGCCGGTGTTGGCTTGCCCAGCTTATCGCCAGGCAGCAGGCCGGAACCAAACTCTGGAGTACCCCAAAGACCGCCAAGCAGCTTGTTCTGAATGATGTCTCGCGTGGTTGTGCTGGTGTCGCCTGCAGCAAGGCACTGAACAGGGTGGTCAAACCTTCGACCCTCCCACCATTCTGGGTAATCGCCGGTCATGTGGTAAGCCAGATGGACGCCGCCTGCGACAGTTTTGCCAACACGATTTGCCGCCAAAAACAGGACTTCTCGATGTTGAGAGCTGGCCCGGAAAAACTCCATGTGCTTCGGATACAGCTCACGCCGGTAAGGCCCGGTTTCCGGGAAAAGCTGCTTAATGAGGGTTTGACTCTTGCGCCTGACCTTTTCCTCTAGCGCCTTTACAAGAGCCCGTTTGGCGTCCGCGCTATCACTGCCCATTACCTGCCTGCTTGGTCAGCTCGGCAATGCGGGCGTCCAGGTCATCGTCTGCCAGTGCTCGCTCTGGGCCTTGCTCTGGCTTGTCGTCGTCCATGCCATACGCCTGGCGCTCCAGCTTTATGCACTTGCCGAGGGCGTCAACGCCAGAATTGAGCGAACGGGCGAACTCGTTGTGGTTTTCTTCGTCCACTTGGATGAGATTTAGGGTGTCGGCGAGCCGGGTAGAGATACTGCTCCAGCGCGAGATAAGCGTTCTGTGCCCTATCACCACCTGCGCCATCTCACTCGACGCAGAGTCAACAATGTCCGCGTCAGTACGCATGTCTGACTGCGTACCTTCTCCGCGTACCAGCTTGGACTTCACGGCGCTGCGGACACTGGTGCTCAGGTCACGCTGCCATCCAAACCGTTTGGCTCTCTTGCGAATGCCGCCTTCTGTAACGTCGTGCTCACCAGCAATGGACCGGATGCTTTTAACACCCGCGCTGTAATCGGCTTCGATAGCTTCCCAGTCGTACTTTGTAGCCATGCAGATACGCGGCCCAATGGCGGCGCCTCCTTGAATAGGTGCCGGGCGTCATCACGACGTGCCAGCGAGGGTTGGCGGCGTCTCACGACGGGGCCAAAAGGGTTTACTGGTTGGATCTCTCTTGATAGTCGCGGGCCTCAGTAAGCCGCTTGTTCGCTTGCCGTATCGCTTCCACCATTCGGCTCTCCCACTCCAGCGCATCGCGCTCAGTCGGCCCAGTCAGGAACGGCACGTCAATATCGCTAATCAGCCGATCCGGTATCGCCACACATTGCTGAAGCGGCGGCGGGGTCGATATAGCCGGCGAGGCACAGGCGCTCAATAACAGCGTCAGGCCGGCGGCTGTCAGCCCACTCGCGCACTTCTTTGCTGTCGTTGATAGCATCGCGTAGCCCTGCATTGAGTTCGTTCAGGCGTTGTGTAGATTTCTTGGAGGATTCGGATAAGCGCCGGTCAATGGCGTTTAACTGTTCTTTTTGTCGCTGGATACTGGCTTGCTGATCTGTCCAGGCTTGCTGCCAGACGGTGTTCGCGACTTCGGCAGTCTCGGCGCGGGATTCGGCAGCGCCTTGATCCTGCTTTGCGTCAAGCAGCAGCCATGTGAGGGTGCCGACGGATGCCAGGGCGGCGAAGATCACGCCCAACAAGATCCGAGGGCCGGCGATTTTCGTTAGCAGTTGGGCGATCATTTTCCTTTCATGGCCTCGGCTGCATTGCCGCCGTAGTAGTAAAGAAGATTCGCGCTGAAAACCCACGCCAGTGTTTGAGCCAGCGGCAGGACGCCTGTTGCGACGTTATCGGTGAGCAGGGCGATCAGGATGCTGAGTAGGCACGCAAGGCTGATGTAGGCCATGACGCGGCGGTGAAACCACCACCGATTCGGATCCGGGTGATTATCGCGGGCTGGGATCGTCATGGTCCGCCATGCCCTCCGCAAACCGCTCTGTCTGCTCTTTGACTTCCATGCGCTTGTTGTGAAACTCGGAGTCTCGGTCGTCACGGCGGCGCTGAAAATACACGTTGACGACGAAGGTTAGAAGGGCCAGCACCAAGCCTATTGCAGTAAAAAGTTGGTTAAAAGTCATTGCGCCCCACACGAAAACGCCGCCGTTTGTAGCGTAGGAGGCTTGGGATGCCAGCAACTCGGATTTGGCTTGCAGGGTCACGGGTACTCCATCAGGAATGGTCGAATTTCAAGAAGCCAGGTATCGCGACCATCGAGCGCGCCCATGACCTGAGCAAAAGCAGATCTGCTTTGAGCGACCGCGTTGCGTCCATCCAAAATTTGATAGTTCATGCCCACGCCTATGCAGCCTTCGAAATTGTCAGGCCAGTTGCCGGGATGAATCATGATGTAGGTGCGGCCCGGGACGTGGGTGATCTCCCACCCTTCCAGGTAATTGCCGCCGCTGGTGCGCTCGACTACGGGTGAACGGCGCTTCTCCATGGTGTAAATGCCGTCAGGGATGCAGCTCTCGTATGGCTTGTTGCTCAGCCATGGCCGCTCGACGGTGACAAACTGGGTGCCGTTGGGCAGTTTGATGCGGCCGAAAGTGCCGTCTGGCGAGTATGCGAACCGCTCAATGATGACGTTGGGCATAGCGGCTCCGGAATGAATGCCCGCCAGTTACGGCATGCCAATTTTCCAACCATCACGGATGGCAGGCAGAGGCTTGGCGGGCAAAATTGAATAAAAAGACCACTTTCACACGCCCGGGAAACTCCCAGTCCATAAGTGTCAGTGGCAAAGGTGCGGCGTAGCAGACCGCTGGGAATAGGGGCGCCCATCCTGACGTAGCCGAAGCAAGCGGTCAGGGAGGACTTCCACCGCGTCCGATGGCTTTATAAAAAACCCCTCAGCAAGCCGTTAAGCAGGATCGGGGCCGTGTTACCTGTGATGGAAGGCTGCTGAATCGCAAAGAGGGCGCCAATCTCACCGAGCGGGCTGTAGAGCCTGTCCGACGGGCCGCACGTCGTATCCGTTTCGGGCAGGCATTAAAAAACCCGCGAACCTGTGAGGGCTGCGGGTATTTTGGGGTCAGCTTTTACAATTGGTAAATTAGATCATTTTTCGCGCAACCGGTCAACAACCTTTCTCATGACGGCCCTTTCTTCTTTGCAGTTAGTAAGGCTGCACTCTGGCGCCTCGGGCTTTTTCTTCTTCGACTTGCCCGCCAGTCTCAAAAACTCTAGTTGCTGCAATGTCTGCATGGTTCATCTCCTTACGATGCCTTTCGGCTG